AATAGCAACCCATTTGACTTGAATAGCATTAGAAATTTTTGTAATATCATTTAGCCGATTTTGTTGTACTAGAATGTCCGATTCAAGTTTTGCCAAACCGTGGGTACACTTCTCAACTTTATCATTCAAATCGGTTATTTGATTTTCTTTAAATTCTAACTGGATGCTTTGGCGGCAAGTTGGGCAATCATCATTATTTAGGAAAAAGTTTACATCTTTACGATACTTTGACAAGTTGGTTTCAATCTGTGTTTCAAATTGATTTAGCTTTTTCAATTTATCATTTACGATAGACTTATCTTCTATCTCTTTCTGAAGGTCAGAAATAGCTGTGTTCATTGAATTGATTTCTGTTTGCACCAAATCAATCTCAAGCCAAACATTAGCTACTTCCAATTCTTTACTCACAATCAATTCATCTGTATTCTTCTTAATTTTTTCTGTATGTTCTTCTACCAATTTATGTTGATTGAAACACAAATCTAATTCATGTTTGTTAGACTGAACGCTTTCTTTGTTGATTGAATGTTTATCTCTCAGTAAACCATTCATTGTGGAAAAGATTTGAATGTCCAACAAATCTTCAATGATTGCTCTCCTGTCAGCCGCAGAGAGTTGCATGAATGGCACAAAAGAAGCTGAACCGAGAATGACAATCTGTGTGAAAGACTTATAGTTTAATTTGAGAATGAATTTCTCTAGGTGTTCTTGATAGTCTTTTACAGCGGCATCTTGATTCAACATTTCACCATCAACATAAATCTCAAAGATGTTTGGTTTAATACCACGAATGATTTTGAATTTCTTGTTTCCAATATCAAACTCACACTCAACGACACAATCTTTTTGATTGATTGAGTTTACCAGTTGTGGTTTATTGATTGAACGAAATGGCTTTCCGAACAGCACAAAGCACAGCGCATCAAGCAATGTAGATTTGCCTGCACCATTTGTTCCAACTACCAGCGTGTTTGAACTATTACACAGATTAATTTCTGTGAAGTAATTACCGGTAGAGAGAAAGTTTTTAAATTTTATTGATTTGAAAAAAATCATTCAGTCACTTCAACATTCAAAGATTCAACATATAACTCACGCATTAGATTCTTTAGTTTATCAGAATCCACATCAAGTGTCAACCCATCAATATACTTGGAAAGAATAGTCATGGTATCTTCCGCTTGGTCAATTAATTCCTGGTCATCATCTATTGTAGTATCAGAAAAATCTTCTACCACAGCAACATCGGCTACACCAGCTTTGTTCAATTGCTCAAGCACATAATCAAAAAGATAAGCATTTGTTTTGTTTACCACAACCACTTTGACATAAGTGTCTTTGTGTACCGAGAAGTCATATGCTTTCCAATACTCAAACGATTGTGATTCATCATCATAGCTAATCTTGTAGAACATTCTACATGGATTTGAAATGAATGTCAAGTCTCTTGTCTCGGTATCAAAGACATGAAAGCCTCTTGGATCATTGAAGTCTGTCCAGGTAATTTCATATTGATTACCAAGATAATGAATTGTACCATCGGATGACTTGTGGTGAAAGTGTCCAGATAGAACCATGTCAAATCTATCAAAAATTTTCTTATCTAGTCCAGCATGACAAACATTACCTCTGTCCATCTCAAAGCCAGAAATTTCAAAGTGCCCAAAGACTATTTCTGATTTTGTATCTCGCAAAAACTGAAGTGAATTTTCGTAGTTGGTTGAGTTGATCCATGGCACAAGAGTAATCGGAAGACCATCATATGTTCTTTCAACAGGATCAATAAACACATTGATGTTATCATACCTATCAAACAATTCATGCATGGCATTAATTTCGTTTGTGTTCTTGTATGTCACATCATGGTTACCAACGATAACATCCATCTTGATGTTTTCTTTTTCAAGCACATCAAAGAATCGTTTGCGCCATGAATTCAAAATGACATAGTTGATAAATTTGCGTCTATCAACCACATCACCAAGATGCACAATCTGAGTTATGTTATTCTCTTTTAGGTATGGAAAGAATGTACCTTCCCAGAATTTAAAAAAGAACTCATTGAACAATAAACTATCACCACGTGCGCCAGCATGTGTATCATTAATTAAAGCAATCTTCATAGTGTACTTTTATTAGCCACTCTCTTACGTAATTCGGTTGTTGAAAAACTATGTCTGCGTTGGTTGTAGAAAACTTTGATTGCTCGTTCTTCACAAATTTGTTTACCTGTGAAATCTTTGTCTTTGTATTCTTCACCAATAATTCGTATTGTGATTGGTAAGAACATCAACATGTCTTCAAGGTCTTTCTCTGTTTGGTACACAATAATTTCATCTACAAATTTAACAGCCGAAAGCTGAACATATCGTTCAACAATAGACTGAACTGGTTTGTTTTTAGATTCGGGTCTATCAATTGATGGATCCATCTGTAATGCAACAATTAGGTAATCACAGATTGATTTTGCTTCGGCCAGCATCAAAATATGACCAGCATGAAGCAAGTCAAAGGTGGAACAAGTAAAACCAACAGGTTTACCAATCATATTATCAGGCAACACTAGCATCATTATACTCCATAAATTAAAGTTTGTCAGGTAATTGTTCGTCTAAAACTGTTTCTTCCAGAAACTTATCCAAAACTTTTAGTTTTGTTTTCTTCTTTTCGTTCTTTTTTGCTTCGTATGTTTGAATGAACTCTGATAAGTTATCATACAAAACAAATTGTTTCATGTTGCCTTCAGCGTCTTCATACATCTCGCCTTCATCAAGAAGACCAAACTGTTCGGTAGCTTTATACTTCACATACAATTGTTTCTTCTCTTTTTGAATACGCCTTAGAAAAGCAAAATATATGATTTGAGTAAAGTATGCAAATGGGTTGGAAGACTTGATTGGATCAAAGTTTCTAAAATACATAATGCAATTCTCAATACCATCACATACCATTTCTTCTCGGAAAGAATATGATATGAAGTTTGGTTTGCGGGACAAGTGATTAGCAATCTTTAGGAAACATTCCCCAATATAGTTTGGTACTATAGGATCTTCTTTACCCTCAGTCTTAGCTGTGTCACATGCAGTCTTATAGTCTATCAATGCTTTCAAAAAATCGGCATTGTTAACGTAATGTTTCTCTCTCATCAATTATTTCCTAAAATAACACTTGACAGGTTGTGGAGTCAAGCGTACAATCACGGTGTGGGTCCGTTAAATACTAATGTAATAAGGTCTTTTTAGAATCCTTAATTGAATTCTGTACCTGTTCTATTTCACAATCATCATCATCTTCATACTCAAATTCATCATCTTCATTAGAGTCATTAAGCAATGCTTCATCAATAGCATCTGCATTCATCTTAATCATTTCATTACTATCTTCTACAGCACTTAGGTAGTAATCAACAAGAGACTTCTTAGGTTCAATTATTGTAAGAACGCTTGTCTCATATAACTTAGCTGTATTCTCTCCAATCAATTCTAAAGGCAACCATGGTGCCATCATCACCATAGATTTACCACTACTGATTCTCTTAAAGAACAAACTCATAGGACTGTTCATTACAACCATTTTGCTTTCATCTATATGATATGACGCTATGATATCTTCGCCATCTTGTAATCTTAGAATTTTTATTTCGTTATGCATTTTTTAACTCTATGTTGTAAAACTTGTAGGTGAACTTCTCATCTTCATATATTTTAACACGTTCCACAAAATGGCGCAAGGTAAAATTGGTATATTTGCCTACTCTAAAATCGTCTGAGATATCAAATAAGACTGCTGATTCTTTGTTGTCACCCTTTCGTAATCCACGACCAATGGACTGCAAATTGCGAATGCGAGATTTAGATGGAGAAGCAAAGATGACATTGTGTAGGTTGCGAATGTTAATGCCAGTACTAAAAGTGCCATAAGATGCCACAATAATAGCATCGCTTTCTCCTTCTGTGATAGCACGAATTGATTCTCTGACTTCAACATCTGTATCTCCGTAAACAAAAAATACTTTACGATTTTCCTTTTCAGCATCTATCAACTTAGACAATTCTTTACCGTGTTTCTCAACCAATTGAAAGAGAACTAAAGAGTTTCCTTTTAATGACAAAACTAGATTTTTAATAAATGCATTTCTTTGTGCATTCATAACTATGTATTCTATCTCGGATTGATAGTCCCAAGACCTAGCTTGCTTACACGCTTCTTCTGGATGTTTGAGTATTAGACATTTTATTTTAAAGTCTGCTAGTTGTTTATTGTCAATCAATTCTTTGGTAGTTATTACTTTCAACACAGCACCAAACAAACCCTCAAGAACAAGTTTATGTGTTTGTGTGCCATCAAGAGTACCAGTACAACCTATGCGATACTTCGTTTCAGTAAGACCAGTCATAATTGTAGCCAGCGACTTAGCTTTAAATTGATGC